CCGCGCGCTCGAGCTCGCTCGGCTCGACGAGATGCTGATCAAGGCTCTTGAGTCTGCGCGCAACGGCGACCCGCAAGCGATCGATGCGGTGCTGAAGATTATGAATCGGCGCTCGAAGTACCTCGGGATGGATAGCCCCGAGAAGATCATCCAGGTCGAGGGCGCGACGAGTTCGCCTGCTCAGGCCCGTCAAATCATGAAAGAGCTTTTTGGATCCGTCACTCCCGAACCCGAGCCCACTCCGGAATAGCGGAGACACTCCGGCGAACCGGCGCTACGTCGACCGCCTGGCCTCTGCGCTGCCGGCTAGCGAACTGAACGCGGTCAATTCGTGGATCTCAACTTTTTACGGGTTCCAACAGACGTGGCTCCTCGACACGAGCCGCTTCTCGGCGCTCGTGAAGTGCCGCCAGATAGGCGCGTCTCACACGTACGCGGGTGCCGCCGTCCTTTGGGGCATGTTCGGCGAGGATACGAGCATCATCAGCATCGGCGAGCGCGAGTCGAGCGACGTCCTAAAGAAGGTCGCTAAGCACGCGGACGCACTCACGAGGCTTGGCAGCGAGTGGGCGCGCATCAAGTCCATCTCTTCGACGCGCATCATCCTGCGGTCGGGAGCGACCATCACGGCGCTGCCATCGACGAGCGGCGGACGAGGCGCGGCGGGTAACGTGCTCCTCGATGAGGCGGCCTACTACGAGCACGCCGACGAGGTCTGGGACGCGGCATCCGCCACGGTGTTCCACGGCTACAAGCTCAAGGTCATGTCGACGCCCAACGGGGTCGGCGGGCTTTTCTACGAGCTCGTCACCAATCCGGCGCGGTCGAAGGGCTACACGATGCACCGCGTCTCGCTCGACGACGCGAGGGCGGACGGGCTGAAGGCCGACGACGCTCAGCTTTGGGCGGCCGTGCGAGGCGATGAGCGCCTCTTCAATCAACAGTACATGTGCTCCTTCCTCGACGGCGAGGAGCAGTACATCCCGACGTCCCTCATCGACGCGTGCACCATCGACTCCACGGAGCTTATGGTGCCGGCCCCGTGCTTCGCGGGCTACGACGTCGGGCTAGTCAACGACCTCGGCGCCCTCGTGGCGCTCCAGCAAACGAGTGACCGGCGCGTCTGGGTGAAAGTCCCCGTCACGTGCAAGCGCACCGACTGGGAAGGGCAGCAGCGGATCATCGCGCAGGCCTTCAACGATTGGAACATCAACCGCCTCTGCATCGACTCGACGGGGCTCGGCAGCGTGCCCGCGGAGATGCTCCAGAAGCTCCTAGGCAAGCACCGCGTCGAGCCGGTCGTGTTCACTATGCAATCAAAAGAGGTGCTCGCTACGGGCCTCTACCAAGCCTTTGCCGACGGGATGATTCGTATCCCGCGGGACGAGGCGCTGCGGCGCGACATCTGCTCGCTACGCCGCGTCATCACCGCCGCCGGGAACGTCCGATACGACGCGCCCCGCACGGGCGAAGGCCACGCCGACCGCGCATGGGCCCTTGCCCTCGCTATCCACGCTTGCTCGATCAAACCCGCGTCTCGAGTCGAGAGCGGCTCAGGAGATTACGAAAACCCATGAGCAAAGAACCCAGCATCGAAGCCCTGCGCGCCAACATCGAGCGCATGGAGGCGGTCCTCAATGACCTCGCGCCCATGCTCGCCAAGTGCAGCCCGTCCGGCGAGACGGCCAAGGCCTTCGGGCTCATCGCCAAGGCGTGCGGCAACCTTGCCGAGGCCCGTGAGGCCAGCATTCAGGCTTACGCGTGCTTCGGCGTCAGGGCGACCTGATGTACGTCCAAAAAGGCGACGTCGTGCAGCACGTGAAGTCGGGCGAGAAGCGCACGGTCACGGACACGAACGACAACATGGGCCTCATCTCGTTTGAGGACTCGCACCTCGTCGGCTGGGCGAACGCGGAGCATTGGCGCCCCACGGGCGAGCGCGTCGAGGCCGCCAAGTGAGCGCGCCGGAAATCATGCCGAACGCGATGGACGGCCTTCGCTCGTGCGCGTGCTGCAACTACTCGAGCACGCACCCGCCCTTTGAGACCGATGCGGCCGGCAACTACGTGACGTGGTGCGGCGCGTGCGGTCGCAAGGGCGAGACGTGCGGCAAGAAGTGCAAGGGCGACAAGTGGCGCGCGCGTAAGGCGTAGCCGTGCCCGCAAAGCTCAATAGCGAAACCGTCGACGCCATCCTTCGCGCCGGGCAGTCGCCCCGCTATCGGCGGCTCGACGGCTACTACCGCCACTGGGACGGTAGCGTGTACGAGGGCCGCCCCGCGTTCCTCGACATGTCGAGCGATCGCCCGATGCTCGAGCGCGCCCCGTGCGTGGTCTATCCGGTCGTTCGGTCGGCTGTAGCGTCGATCATCGCGCTCTGTTTGGGCCAAGGGAAGTTCCCTCAGCTCCTGTCGATGACGAGCGAGAGCGGCACGACGTTCGACCCGCGCTTCGGCCTGTCTAAACCCGAGTCCGTCATCATCGACGCGGGCAATCAGGCCATCATCGAGCAGACCCGGTCACAAGCCGTGTTCCCGCAGATTGCCGAGATGGCCAAGGCCACGGGCACCGCCGTTGTTCTCATCAGCGTCGCTCGCGGACGGCTCAAGTTTTCTCAGATCGACCCGCGCAGCTGTACGCCGGAGTTCAACCCGCTCAATCCCGACGAGATTACCGCGGTTGAGATCTCCTACCGCTACGTCGAAGACGTTTGGTTCGCCGACGAGAAGCGCTGGTACAGCGTTCCAAAGCAGTTTCGCCGGCGCATCGACGTCATCTACGACACGACGTTTATCCCCGTCGAGCTCCGCGACGAAACCGACTTCACGCAGCCCACGGTCGCGGACACGTCAAAGCAGATCCTCCACGGCCTCGGGTTCTGCCCGGTCGTTTGGTACAAGCACATGTCCACGGTCTCGGATTCGGCCGGTATCGACGGCCGCCCGATCCATTGGGGCATCACCGGGCTACTCGACGCGCTCAACTTCTCGCTGTCGCAACGCCATCGCGCGGCGCTCTATTGCGGCGACCCGCAATACGTAGAGACCGGCGTAGGCGACGACGAGCGCGTGACCGTTCCGGGCCGCTCGGCCATCGTCATCCAGCCCACGGCCAATAACCCGCAAGGCTTGCCCGGCTCCGGCTGGAAGTTCGGCGGCGACGGCGGAGGCGGAGGCGCGAAGCGGCGCAAGGGCCCCGGCACGACGTGGTCTTACCAGGACGCGGCGGTCAAGGTGCAGATGCTCACCCTTCCGGGCGACGCACTCCAGGCCATCAACGACCACGCGGCCGACCTCCGCTCGAAGATCTCCGAAGCCCTCGGCGTCGTGTTCATCGATCCGGCAACGCTCAAGGGGACGGCGGACATCAGCGGCAAGGCGCTCGCGGTCATCTACGCAAATCAGATCGCGGCCTGCAACGCGTTCCGAGAAGACTTCTGGCGGAAATGCATCTCGCCGGTGATGAACATCGCCTACCGCGTCATCGTCGCCACCCCCACGGGCCTGTACCTCCCGGGCGTCGACAAGATGCGCAACATCCTCCAGCGGTTCAATCAGCCGCTCGCGGACGGGTCGATCAACTGGTTCGAGCCCTCAATCAAGCCGATATGGGGCGACTACTTCGAGGCCTCGGACAACGACGAAAGCGTGCGCGCGAGCGCAGGGCTTGCGTGCTACGCGGCCAACGCCATCACGCTGAAGACGCTCGTTGAGCATCTCCGGCCCGTCTTCGCAATCGCCAACGTCGACGACTACGTCGCCCAGCTCGCGATCGAGACCGCGCAGCGACAGGCCGCAGCCGTCGCCAACCAAATCGCCATGAGCCCGCCTCAGCCCGCAGCGGCGCAGCCGGGCAAGCCCGCGGCAACGCCGCCAGCCGCAGCGGCGACGCCCATCAACGCGCCTCCCGCCAAACAGAAAACAGCACCGAAGGGTAAGGCCGCATGAGCCAGTATCTCAGTCTCGAAGAGTACTCAGTAAAGTTCTCGAACGAGTGCAAGATCTGGATCGACCGCACCGAGCACGTGGACTGGGCGAGGGCCGAGCACGGCATCGCCGACGCGGGCCCGATTTCAAAGAAGCAATGGCAGGAGTGCTACCGCGTCGGGCTCACCTTCACGAAAGTCATTCCGGGGCTGCCGCTGCCCGTTCCCGGGGCTGACCCGGGCGACGAGTCCGATACCTCGATCGCGGGCCGTGACGGCTTCTGCTGGCTCACCTGGGAGCGCGGTGCGCGTCGCCTTGCATGCGCGTTCCGATCTCCCGGTTACGTCTGGACCATCATGAAGGACGGCGTCGAGCGGACGTTTTCGAGCGCCTCCGAGGGCGAGCTTCTCGAGGCTGTCAAACAGACCTTCAACCGGGCATGAGCGCGGCTTCCGACCGGAACGCGGGGCACCGCACGTGCCCTCAGTGCCGCAAGACCGATCAGCCTTCGGTGACGCTCTCCGAGCGGATGACGATGGTGCAGGCGTGCCCGTTCTGCTCCCACGAATACCCGGAGAGCGAGATCGGACGCGAGGACGCGGCGCCCGTGCTGCGCGCCGTTCCCGCTCCCATCCCGCTTATCGGCACTAAGCCAAAAGCCGAACCGCATGCCGCCCGGCCCGGTGACCTCGTCGAGGCCATCCGCGACCGGCTGACCGAGTGTGAGCTCCTTCTCGCCGGACACGAAGGCCTCAAGGCCGAAGCCAAACAGCTCCGCAAGATGCTCGCGGCCGCTGACCGCGCAC